GCTCACATCCAGAGCTGACTCGGGCCCGTCCGTCTGCTTGTTCTCCTCAACATTACGCATGACAGCATTGAGCTGACCATCGGTTAGTGTGCCGAACCTGATGCCCTTGGACAGTAGGCTGCCGGCGAACTCGTTGCCGCTCTTGGTTTCGGTCTGGAGCCACTCAAGCACGCCGGGATAGGCCTTGCACCACTCCTCGAATCCAGCCTTGCCGTCCTCGTCGCGGGCCATGGCGTTGTACACTGCCTTGGCCTGCCCCTCGGTGAGCTGGCCGTACTTCATGCCGCCAGCATACAAACTGGTGGCGAAGTCATTACCCTTGTTTGCCTCGAACCAGTCGGCCATGCCGTGCTCCTTCAGCCAGTCCTGAAACTTGGCGGCGTTGTTCTCAGCCTTGCGCGTCTTGGACTTGGCTGCATACTTGCGTGCCTTGCCACGGGCCTCTGGGCTTGTCTTGAATGACAGGCTGCCCTTGCCCTTGCACTTGAAGCATCTGCTGCCGTGCTGGCTGCGCCCCATGTATACGCCACTGCCGCGACACTTGGGACAGTCCTCGACGAATCCGGGTATAGCCACCTCGCCGATGCTCTCACTGAATTGCGACGTCGATTCTTTGCAGTCTGCCGCCTCAGGTAGATCGTGCAGGTCCTCAAATCCTTTGAATTCACTCATAACTTCTCTCCTGTAGTGTTGACCCCACCAGCCGCAGTTTCAGTGGCTTTATCGAACCGGGCTCATTTGCCCAGTTCTCTTCCGCTTCGGCCAGTGTATAGCCGGCCTGTTCAATATAATCCAGAGGGGTTCGTTCAACTGAATTGAACTGCTGGACTATGCTTTTGATCGTGTACTCATGGATCGATCCGCATTCCATGCTGGTTGACCAGTATCCCGGCTTTAACCAGCACCACCAACCATCGCTATCATGAAAGAACTTATCAACGCGGTGATCGGCCCTGATCTGTGCCTCAGTTTGTGGTTTTCTCATGACTTCTCTCCTGTATTGAATTGAAACGGTGCTGGGTCTGTACGATACAGCGCCAGCAGCAGTATGGGAAGGAAAACTATCGATGCGATCATTATCTCTCTCCTGTGTGTTTTGAATCAAGCTGCATGCAGCTTGCGCCACGGATCAGGTATTTGTCAAGCTTTATTTGCTCAGAGTGCAGAAATCCTCGTGATCCCATGTCTGAACTGGGTTGCCGTGGGATAATATGCGCCTACTCGGAGGACCATCACATGACTGAAGACACACTGGTCGGCGCGCTTATTGATCCGCGCGAACAGGCCGCACTGAATGGCGTACCCAACTTCTATGAGCTGCCTGATGAGGTGCGTGAGAAGATTGAGAAGAACGTGCTCAAGACTGAGCGATTCTTCTGGCTGAATGATAACGTGCTGGACAAGGACGACACAGCCATCCGGACCATGCTGAGGCGGGCAATCTATGCCGAGCAGAGGTGCTGGGAAATGGAGAACCAACTGGCTGAGATGGCTATGATTACGCAGGGCGCGGCCCAAAGGGTCAGTGAGCTGGAGGCATCCCTGAATGAGCTCTCGGGAAAGGTCTAACGTAGTCAATATCGACACGCGTGACTGGTGTCCTGAACAGGTCATCAGGTGGGCTGAGGGACAGCTACAGAAGCATAACGTGGCTCGATGCTCCATCGTGCTTGAGTATGATGACGAGGACGATGACGAGGGGATTATTTTCGATCACATGTGGAGCAAGGCCACGCGTGAGTCGCTACTGTACATGCTGACGTGGCTGTGGCAGAAGACAATGCAGCGATATTTCGGGAGCAGCCTTGAGCAGCCCAACCAGTGGGGCGATGCGTCATGATCAAGATCGGACACAGAAGCGAGTACATCAAGCTAGTCAAGGAATCCTACGGGGATGATGTCGACAAGCTTACTCGTGGCCTAGCCAACTACATGAGATGCACTGAGCAGCTCACTAACAGATCGAATGAGTACAAGCGAAAGGATGCTGAAAAATGCAAGATCGAAACATGAGCACGGCTACCGCTACATGGCAAGAGCGCGTGGAAGCAGAGGCTGAGGAACTTGATGTCAGGCTGAGCAAGCTGAGCGCGTTCGTTGATACGCCGGAGTATGACGAGCTGAGCGTAGCGATGCAGATGTTACTGCTGATGCAGACGCAAGGCATGACCGTCTATCGGACGGCACTGGGCCTGCGACTTGAGGTGGACGAGGAAGACAAGGGATGACTCTGTCGCGCAGGGATGTGATCGCAGGGGCTGGCCTAGGATTGGCCACGGTCCTCGCGGCTCCCTTCGGGCTGATAAGGACAGGCCCTAACCACAACACCAATAGCTTAAACTACAACATACTAAACATGGCTTGGGAGTCAGAGAGGTACACGGTACTGATCGATGTGCCATCCATGAAGCATCGCATGAATTACCTTGATGAGCTGGATAGGCGCAGGGCAATGGCGGTCAGGCTCATGAGCGCACCAATGGCGATAGGCGGCGGTATCACTGAATTGATGATGGTCGCTGGAGGACTGAGGCCAAGCAGACACTGGACCATGAGACCTTATGTCGATGTGTGGCAACACGTTGATGACTGCAGGGTCAGTAAGGGGGAGAGGTGCACGGCCTCCTCCGGGACGCCTGAAAAGCCTAAGCACAGAGGTCTCGCTTCGCCCTCCAGACTGGCGGCGAGACGTGTTGACGACATCTTATCCACCCTGTAGGCCCGGAGCACTTAATGTCAAGCAGATCAATGACTTGTGAATTGTACCCTGTTGGCTCTCGTGAGTACATCAGCCTGCGACACTGGCATAGTGTCGTCCTGAAGGCCCTCCCGGATGGCTGGGAGCTAGGGCTGGCGGGGCGTGAGAGCATGGAGATGGGGCTAGAGGTGCGAGCGATCCTAGTGGAGCCCACCATGCGATGGGAGACACGCATGAGTGTGGGGCTAGATGGCCCCGACCCTGTCTCTTACCTGATCAGGGCTGCCCTTGAGTATGTAGACCAATGCATGGCTACCACCATACCCACCCACCCCCAAGATGAGGTGGTGGCATGCCGCATGTGTGGTGCTGACTACAGGGCAGGTGAGCCGCACCGTGGCTGCATCCTTCGAGGTGTCGTGCGCTCAGGTGGTGGCGATGGTGAGGTCAGGCTGGGCACACACACCACCACAGGAACAGGCAGAAAGGTCGACCCCTGATTTCGATTAGGGTCCCATATGTAGGGGAGTATGTATCCTTCTCCATCGCGGTACCGAATCTCATTCTTTCCTTCCCAAATTTTTTATAATTTTAGTTAAATCAACAACTTGCTTTCTACCAAATCTTCACTCACAAAAATCCCGTTTATGCTTGACTGGGTTGTAGTCTTTGTGTATAGTCTGTTTGTGGTTCGGCTTAGGGGAAGAGGGGTTGATCGCCCATCCTTGAATCTTTGCTGGATGCCTCCTTGATTAGAAGTCATTCGACAACCACATCGCGAAATGGACGCCGATACATTCGCGACCGCGAACACCTGATCAGGCCGATTGATTGGTCGAGATTGAAGAACAATGGGCATGTCTACCGTGGCGCAGGGTTGTTGGGGGATACAGTTTCTAGCGATCTGAGTGAGGTAGCAGCGAGTTTGAGGTGAATCCGTGTGCCTGTATATGCACACGAACTGTTCTCAAGTAAGTATGCCTCCCTAGAGGGGGCTAGGCCCGCCATAATACAAACCAAAGAGAAGGATCGGGGAACACAGGGGGCCCTGCAGGGCTAGTGAACCTCGATCCGCATTTATTTATGACACACGACGTAATTAAAATGGGCACTTGTTTTTGCAACGGGTGCGGCAACAGACCGGGTCCATGGCATGAGCCAGATTGCCCGGCTTGGATGAAAAATGAAGAGTTCGAAAAATCGGAAGACGTGAAAGAAGGGGAAGTTGCTGTTCTCAGTGACGAGGTCAGACTGTGACTGGCAGTATCTTGCCAGAGGCGGCAAGGGTGGACAGAAGCAGAACAAGACCGCCTCAGCAGTCCGCTGCACACATCGTGCTTCAGGGGCCGTTGGATTCTCAAAGGATCACAGGGAGCAGCGCAAAAACAGGCAATTGGCCTTCAAGCGTATGGCATCGACTGAGTCTTTCAAGAGATGGCATGAGGTTGCATGTGCGAGAAATCTCGCTAGAGGAAGTGTACCTGCCGTTGACTACTCAATGCGAGCAGATAATCTAAAGGTTGAACATGGTCCGTTCTAAGTGTGTAAAAAAACTGAGCATTCGAAGGTTCCTTCGGCCAAAGAGTGCCCATTACGGTAACGATTCAACCATCAATGTCTCTCTGGACCTGAACAAGACGCCAAAAATAGCTAATGGCTCCGGTGAGATTAAAGCGCGCGGAGAGATTGTTGCGTACTTCTCCATGAGGGACTGCAGTGAATCTGTATCTATTGATTTTTGTGCTTCTAAGCAGCATAGGCACATGGTTGGACAGCACGAAACTATAAAGGGCATTATACGCGATCTACAGAAGCTTGATGATGCGTACGAGAGTGCCATCTGCGAGCTTAGGGACGAGGGCTACTTTGATGGCTAAGATCAAGAAGGGATTTCCGCCAAACATTGACCGCATCAGGGAAGCGCTTCCGGTTCCGGATGGCGCAATATTTGCATACGATCACACAATCTACTACCCTTGGGGAAACTCACTGCCGCCTGAACTCATTGCCCATGAGGAGGTTCACTTCGAACAGCAGGATAAGTTCCGTGAGGATAAGCGAGGCGGGGTAGAGGCGTGGTGGGAGGAGTATCTGACCAACGTACTTTTCAGGTACAAGATGGAGCTTGAGGCCCACAGGGTAGAGCACAAGGTTTTCTGTCGCTTCAACAGAGACAGGAACGTGAGGGCAAGACATTTGGACACCATCGCCGGCAGGCTTTCGTCTGCCATGTACGGTGGGATAGTAACTAAACCAGAGGCCTTGAAGGCCATCAGGAGAAGGTAATGCCAGTAGCAGAAAAGCAAGTGGGCGGAAAGAACGTCATAGCCCTAAACTACGATTCGGACACGGAAGTGCTTCGTGTAACACAGAGCGGAAGCAATGTGTACGAGTACTCGGATGTGCCGAACGACGTCGCCGAGGAGCTTTTCACGGCGGACAACATCGAGTCGTACTTCCGGGCAAACGTCAAGTCGAACTTCCCGTGGGCTAAGGTCAGCCCGGTCATTGAGGATGACGCCGCAGTTGAAACCGAGGTTGAGGAATGAAGGGCTTATTTGTAGAGCTGGAGTCCAGCAACGTCTCGGGCGTCAGGTTCGAGGAAGACGACACAGGCGTAACTGCCGGCATCATGCAGGTTAAGTTCAAGAACGGAGGCGTCTACGAGTACTTAGATGTGCCGGCAGACCTGTACGAGGCATTGCTCGCGGAGAACGAAGACGAGGATGGTAGCGTTGGAAGATTCTTCGGCTCAAATATCCGGGGCGGAGGATTCGAGTGCCGAAAGGTACCGGCAGAAGAGCTTGATTAAGAAGGCTCTTTTTGGCGTCTTCATGGCGTCTGTATTTGTATTTATCTCCGTTTTTGCAGTCATGCTTCGGTTTGACAAGGATGATAGCAAAGTATGCATTGAAAGCACCATACAGTGGGCCGGGCCTCAGGCATGCCACAGAGACAAAAGGTGCAGCCTTACTCATGCGGAGTCGGCAAGAATGGCCCGCACATATAAAATATCCACGATGGCTTGCAAAAGAAACGAAGCTAGGGTAATATTCAAGAAAATTGAGGAGGAAAGCGTTGAACCAGCAGAGAGATCGGAGCGACCAGAAACAAGAGCCGAAAAAAAAGTTCCAGATAGAGATCAAGAGCTGGCTGGGTCATAGGAAAGATGGGCACTGGGTCCCACAGTCTGTGGCGACCAACTCTAGGCGCACATTCAGTCACATAGCGAAAGCCAAGGGCTGGACACTACGTGATCCAAAATCAGTGGTTCAGGTAACCGAAGAACTCATTTACGTTCATCACGGCTACCGACCAAAGTTTGAGGGTGAGAAGGAAACTCGCAAGTCGTTCTACTTCAGGGGGGCTAGGGTATGGAGATGATGAGTCCGTTTGAGACACAGAAGCATTCCAAGTGGTTTATCAACATGAGGGATGTTGCTCGCAACGGGTTCGATGACCACGAGCTTCCATGGCCAAAAAAATGCCTGATGGCATTCCCAGCCGCCGGAGTCGAGGGAAAGACCCTCATAGGCAGAGAGATTGAGGCTGCTGTCGCTCCAATTATTGGATTCCCTCCCCAGAGGTGTAAGCTTGGCGATGCCGTTACCTTTGGAGAAAGGCATGGTATCATCATAAAAACAGGAACAAAGAGGCGCGCTGAGGGGCAGCCTAGGATGTATCCGGAGTATGAAATCATCGGACACCTAGAGCTTGATCGCGATAGTGGGGACATGTTTGCCGTGAGCGCAGCATCCAGAAAACTTGTTCCTATGAGGCGAAGCAAAGCCATTGAATGCGGGGGCAGAGGGCCAAGAGGTCCTTACTCCAAATGACAACCGAAGGAAAGGCACAAGCATGAAAATTATCATCGCAACAATAACCGGGCTGTTTGTGCTGATTGGAGGAGTCTGGGGAAGTGTTCAGATAGCCGACACTCGGTACGAGATGCAGATCGTGCACAAGCCTGAGCACGTACTTATCACGCAGAGCCTTGACTCGTACGCGTACACCGCGCTAAAGACAGAGATCAGGGAGATCAGAAATGAGATTTGGAAGCTGAACGGCTCCGACGCGAATCGAAGGCGTCAGCTTGATCTTGATCTTCAGGACGCCATAGACCGCCTCTGCAGGCAGTTCCCAATGGACAGGGAATGCCAATGATAGTGCTTCAGATTTTGTTCGCTCTCATGGGCCTCTTTCTCGTATACAGCGGGTTTAAGCGCAACTCAGACGACAACAATGGCCGAACCGAGATGAATGATGACGAGAGAACCCAGTCAATGCTCATGGTCATCGCAGGGCTGCTGTTCTGGGGGTTGGTGTGAGCAAGGTAGAGGTTCCAGAAATTCCTCTGCGCGATTACCTAAACTGGTATATCGGGCTTCTCAAGGGAATTCGACACAACGCAAGCCCCGGTCAGGTTGAGATACCAATCGAAGATTTTGACGGACTACTAGAAACAATGGAGGCAATTCGTGACGAAAAGTTTACTGAAGATACAGTACCTAAGTGACTTGCACCTTGAGTTTTCAGGCTTCACTGTGGAGAAGGCTGGTGACGTTCTGGTTCTTGCCGGGGATATTTTCTCAGGAAAATCGCACATGGTGTTCCAGAGTTTCCTTGAGCATACGATGTCGCTTGGGTTCAAGGCCGTCATTATGGTCATGGGAAACCACGAGGGATACTTCTCCAGTCACGGAGGCGCGCTTCGTCTGCTGAGAATGATGGCAGAGAAACACGAGCACTTCCACTTTCTGAACAGGGACAGTGTAACGATTGATGGCATACCATTCCATGGGTGTCCTCTATGGTCTGATCCCGGTGGAGAGGCTGAGTTTCTAGCCAGACGCGGAACCAATGACTACAAACTCATCGAGGGCTGGTCGTACGATCACCACGTCGAAGAGCACAAAAAAGATGTGCACTGGCTTGGGCTCAATGTCCTTCCCGGAGACGTAGTGGTGACACACAATCCACCAATAAGAGATGCAGCAAGCCCAACTCGCTATCGGGGCAGCGAGCTGAATAAGTGGTACTGCAACTCAATGGAGGAATTTATTGAGGAGCTGAAGCCATCAATATGGATCAGCGGACACACGCATCACACATGGCAGATACAGGTTGGAGACACTGCAGTGGTTGGCAATTGCCGTGGATATGCACGACGAAGTGACCCGCTTAATGGCGAGGTGTCAGAATTCAATCCAACAAAAACAATAACATTGGAGCTTTATGACGCTGACGAAGGCGCAGGATGCGCTTCTTCGTAGTCTTGAGAATGGACTCGAAGTAACATTTGAAAATGGTCACTACACAGTGACAGGATCAGGGCCAAAGAAAATATGGCCGTCAACCTTTACGGGCCTCTTTGACAAGGGGCTTGTGGAGCGCACGCCCAACGGAAACTACACCGTTTCTGAGAGCGGAAAAAGAACACTTGCGTAGGAAGTTGCAATGGCTAGCGGAAAGTATGGCGTACGCACTAGCGAATGGTGGAAGCACCTTCGATGGACAAAAAGAAACTTCTGGAAGAGGCACAGAAAGCATGAAAGCAGGGAAATGGGAAGAGAGGTACAAGAAGCAGGTCGAGGCAAACAACCTGTTGCATGAAAAACTTCGAAGCACTAGACAACAGGCGATGCGAGTGATAGGGTTTCTTAAGGCCAGAGTAAACGAACTGGAGAATCCTGTTGGGCAGAGAGAGGCAGTGCAAGAGGAAGGTCAGGCACAAAAACAAGTTTGAGGCTAGGCTAGCGCTTCTGCAGTGCTGGGCAAAGCAATACAGACGCCCAGACAGGAAGGAGCGAAGTTTTTACCAGTGCGCTGTATGCAAGGGGTTTCACGTAACATCAATGCCTCCGGGCGAAGGGAGAGAGGCCTGAATAAGATATTGATATTGGTAGTGTTTTTTTTGATTGGCTGTAGTGATGGCTACGTTAGCGCTGAGCCAGTTGACAAATCGAAGGGTGAGATCAGCAATGTTCTGGTTACCATATACTGGTTTGACACTACTTCCGAAATGAGTGCACACGTAGAGGAGCACTTCGGTCAGGACCCAGAAAGGCTGCAGGGGTTCAGCATGATAGAGCGCTACGGCGACAGGGACCTGTGTCATATGGATATGTTTGTCGTTCGACCCAACGAGGTTGATGACGAACACACCCTGACCATAGGCCACGAGATTCTGCATTGCATCTACGGCAAGGACTACCACGATGAGGTTGAATGATGTTTGATTGGATAAATGACCTTGCTCAGTGGTTTGGTGATCTATTCCCTAGGTGGGACCTTCTGGAGCCGACAGAGGCCGGCGTTAAATTCAGACCCGGATCACAGGTTATCAAGCTCACTCCCGGACAAATTTACTGGTGGTGGCCTGTCACAACGAAGGTTTACACCATAGAATCAAAGAGGCAAACCATTACTTTTGGTCAGCGCCTCACAACCAAAGATGACGCAACAGTACAGCTAAATACTGTGGTAGTATTCATCGTTGATGACGTCGTTAAGGCTTTGGTGGAAACCACAGACTTTGAAGACACGATCACTGAGGTTGCTCAAAAGCTTACGGTTCAGCCAGTTATGTCACGCACGTTTGAGAAAATTTGCGAGGACATGGCAGATTCGAACCAGATGAGAAACGAGGTAACCAGAGCGGCGAAGTCGCTATTGTCAGATTATGGGGTGAAGGTTCTCGATGCTTACGTGTCGGACTTCACAAGAACTGAGGTGTACTCACACGACGGAGATGGGTTTGTGTTTGGACACGGAGAAGAAGAATGAGTAAATCGAAATCACAACTAACCGAGGAGCTGGAGCAGTCACTGGCTGACTTTAGAGCCTTAGGTGACGAACTTGAGTCCATCAAGGGAAGCGCAGGAAAAGAGATTGCGGCCCAGAAGGAGGCCATCCAAGCCGAGTCTGACAAGGCCGAGGAGGAGCGAATTGCTGACTTCGAAGAGGCCCTAAGCGGGTACCTATCGATTAGGAACAAGGCAATCACAGCCAAGGGCAGCCTAATGTCCACAAACAGAAAGCTTCTTGGCGTGCCAGCTTTGGCGGCTATAGACGCGCAGCTTCAATTGCTTGAGGATGTGTTCGGTGACCTGCCGCTCGTGCAAGAGTAGAAGAAACAAGATGCGACTTTGGGTGTTGAGAAAGCTCGGCATTATTGATATGTACGCGATGCAGAGCAAGAAAATTCGGTGCTCTAACTCAAAGATAACAAGCGTCATAGAGACTGGCGCTAAGCTTGAGGGCTCCCTAAGGTCAATGGACGAAGTGATTGGCGCAGCGATAGCAAAGCTAAGCGCTCACGATGACGACCTGAGCGGAAGGCTTGATGCTAACCGTAACGCGTTACAAAAAATAAAGTCAGACATTCGAGAGCTTGTCGACGTCAACAAAAGAATTGACGAAACCTTGATGGTGATTTGTGCAAGGCTTGACAGGGTCGAGAGACCAGAAATCCCCTCAATAACCGGGTAGTTTTTTTCCGGGCCATGGCGGCACCCGGTCGGTAGATTCCTGCCGGCTAGTGCCTTATAGTCTATCAACCATGGAAAAGCAGCAGACAAAAAGAGAATCACTGTCTCAGTCAGTTTCTGAGATGAGGCGATCCTGTGCCAAAAAGCATTGGGAGGTTCCTACTCCTGCTGGGCCGAGAACCATTAGGCTTTTCCGTGTAATACGATCTATAGATACGGTTCATGGGTATCAATGAGATCATAATGATAATTTTGACCTCCCTGTGTATCTTGGGGGTCGGCGGATACTGGTATGCCATCAAGATCAAAACAGTCGGAGAAATCGAACCACTATGGTCCTCCGTTGTCAACCCCTAAGCCGGGCGGAACAACGAGAAAACGACCAAAGCCGGGCGACAAAGACCCAGACTACAAAAAGCCTGCTAAGAAGAAGAGGGCCCCTAGCAAGCCAACGACGAAGAAACCATCCAAGCCAAGCTACAACAAGCGTGACTATCGTGGTGTTGATGGCGCTGTTGATGATGCAAACAAGGGAAAAAAGAAATGAGCGGACACAAAAAAACAAAGCACAGCTCTAGTAGCTCCAGTAGCTCTAGCAGCCCAAAGGTCAAGGTAAACAAGAAGGGCGGACCGGCAAACCTATCTGGAAAGGCCGAGATGAGTGCAGGATCGATAAGTCGCGGCGGAAGAAAGGATGCGTGGTCGATATCAGGTAACGCTCGGGGTAAACCAAGCGTATAATGAATGACGCAATCTCAAGCATGATGAAGCGCATGCAGACCCAGAAAAAGTCCATGGGAAATATAGACCCATACTCTGGTGTCAAGCCTACGTCTGGCCCAATGGGTGCAAAACCACAAATTCAGCCGGCAGCCAGAGACGGTCGTCAGCCAAGAGCGCGACCTAGCGGCGGCGGCGGATTTGGTCGGGGCAGAAGGTTTTGAAATCAAGATCGCTAAAATCTTCCCAGCCGAAGAACCCCGGAAAAAACAAATCAACCAAGAAAAGCAAAAAGACCTACTGAGGTAGCTCATGTCCAACCCCGGCAACTTGACCCAGATTCAGGGCGAGCTTGCGCGGCGCGAATTCTTTCGATTCTTCAAGGACGCTTGGGCCTACATGGACCCGGCAGTCTTCCACGAAACATGGCACTTGGAGGCGCTGTGCGAGTTTCTCACCTATGTGAGCACTGGCGAGATCACTAGACTGATCGTGTCAATGCCACCGCGCATGACAAAGTCATTGACATGCTCCGTAGCTTGGCCCGTATGGGAGTGGGTTGAGAGGCCAGAAACCCAATTCCTTACATCATCCTATGACCTCAACCTATCCACCCGAGACGCTCTAAAGTCTCGCCGCCTTATGGACTCCCCGTGGTTCAAGGACAGATGGGGTGATACGTTCTCTCTAAGAACTGACGAGAACCAGAAGTCCAGATACTCAAATACATCAGGTGGTCATAGAATAGCGATCACGTCAAGCGGACGAACTACCGGTGAGGGAGGTGACATAATACTTCTTGATGACTCACATAACGCCCGCGAGGTTTACTCAGACGTCAAGCGAGAGAATATCATCGACTGGTACGACAACGCGATGAGGTCTCGACTAAACAACCAGAATACCGGAAGAATCGTGCACGTCGGACAGCGAGTGCATGACGCAGATGTTATCGGTCACGTACTCAAAAAAGAGGGCAAAGTTAACGTCGAGGAGGATGGTCGGTGGGTTCACGTTGTGATGCCGAATGAGTTTAGGCCTGCGTCAAGGTGCACCATCTGGCTGCCCAAGCAAGTGTCTGATTACAAGAAATCCCTTGAGGAAGACAAGAGAGCACCAGAGCCCGAGCCCATATTCGAAGACCCGCGCACCGAGAAGGACGAGCTTTTGTGTCCCGGAAGACTTGGTCAGAGAGCGACCATAGAGCTTAAGCCCCCGATAGGCATGACGCTTCGAGATTATAACTCTCAGTACCAACAAGACCCGGCGGCGGATGACGGGCTTATCTTGAAGCGATCTTGGTGGCAGCCTTGGGAGTATCCTGAGTGGCATCCGGAATCACACAAAAGAAGACCAATGCCGGACTGTGAGGCCATACTTCAGATTTATGATACAGCATTCGAGGAGGAAGAAGAGAATGACTACAGCGCACGAACGACGTGGGGAGTCTTCCCATACACTCCAGAAAGAATTCACCCAGCTACTGGAGCTATCATACGAGCAACGGAAAAGCGCTGTGCAATCCTTCTTGACGCTTGGCGAGACAAAATTCCATTCCCTGATCTACGGAGAGAGGCACAAACAGCTTACGACGATTGGCACCCTGACTGGGTCCTCATTGAGAAAAAAGCTTCGGGTCATTCGCTCATACAGGAGCTACGTAGATCAGGTGTGCCAGTCAAGGCCGTCGACCCAAAGGGCAAGGACAAGATTATGCGAGCCCACCTTGTTTCGGCGATTCTTGAGCAGGGATGTGTGTTCTACGTCCCCGGCCACAATGACGGCATAGATGTGGTCGAGGAGTGCGCAAAGTTCCCAATAGGAGGCTACGACGATTACGTGGACACGGTGGTTATGTTGCTGGCGTTTTTGCGAAGAATGGGCTCAATTGAGATGTTTGACGAAGATGAGGGAGAGCTGAATTTGTTCAAGCCAAGAAGGGAAAGAGGTATATATGGATAGGACCTGTAAATTTATTTACTGCTTGATTCATGAAGATCGGCTGAATCATATATAAGTCATGTGTATCATCCAAAGCCATGACTGATCAGTACATTCCCACTCCCGGTGAGGAGGCAATGGCTCGCGCAATAGACTCAGTCGTTGACGCGATGCTTAACGGACGCCTTCAGGGCGTTGGTTTTTGCGCTGTAAGCACAGAGGGAAAACCAGCATTCTTCTATATCAACAAGCCTGAAGAACCAGTTCTTAAGGGTGCGCTGGTGAAGCTTTCCGCTCTGTACGAGTTGCAGCAGGTAATGAAACTAAAGACAACAGCTCCGCCCAACAACAGAAGCTATCAGGAACACTAATGGCCACCAAAAGAAAAGGTTATCTTGAAGAGATAGAGGACGATGATATTGAGTCGTCCAAGATAGATGGTGCCAGCATCTCACAAGAGGGAGACGACCTAGTTGTCGACTTCACAGGCAAGGCTGAAAAAGCCGATGTTGAGGATGGGGGGCACAACGAAAACCTAGCTGCCCGCATTCTTCCAAATGACCGTATGCAGATAGGGCAAGAGCTTGTTGAGATGGTTGATGAGGATGAGCAATCTAGGTCAAAGTGGAAACGACGCCTTGTTGAGGGCCTTGAGATCATCGGCATAGAGGAGATTCCAACTGAATCAAGTGCGTTTGATGGGTCGGCAACGGTCAATCACCCCGCCATAGCAGAGTCCATGGTTCGATTTCAGGCAAATGCCATGGCGGAGATATTCCCGGCAGATGGGCCAGTAAAGACCAAGGTGGTAGGAGAGTCAACACCTGAAAGGGAAGAGCAGGCAGTTCGAGTGCAGGACTTCATGAACTTCCAGCTTACCGAAATAGACGACGAGTATTTCGATCAGACGGATTCTATGACCATGTACCTTCCGTTCTCAGGGAGTGCATTCAAGAAAGTTTACTACGACCAGACTGACGATATGACGATTTCTGAATTCGTCAGTGCCGAGGACTTTGTTGTCCCGTATGACGCAAAGAATCTAAAGAAAGCGTCCCGGTACACGCACAAGTACACCCTTACAGGTAACGAGGTTAACGCTAGAATTGCTAGCGGTGAGTTCATAAGAACAGACTCTCTTGATCCTCAGGGAACAATGATGAGGGGCCAAAGCACTGGCACAGATGGTCTAGAGAGTAGTCTTGAAGACATATCTGATGACAGGTCTCCGTTTCGTGCTGACGATGATATCGTGTATGACATGTACGAAATGCATATCGAGATGATTTTCGAAGAGTTCGATGATCCGGATGGCGAAGACGAGTACAAGGTTGCGCTTCCGTACGTTGTAACAATCGAGAAGGAATCAAATGAGATACTTGCTATTCGACGCCTGTGGCGAGAAGATGACGAGAGAAGAAAGAAGAGAGTTCACTTCATCCATTATAAGTTCCTGCCGGGACTTGGCTTTTACGGTTGGGGTTATCTGCATATTATCGGTAGCCTTGGCAAGGCCGCATCTGGGGCCCTTCGCGCATTGCTCGATGGCAGCGCCAGCGCGTCCCTACAGGGCGGCTTCAAGTCGAAGGAATCAAAAATAGCGGGAGAGTTCATATTTACTCCGGGCGTGTGGAAAGATGTTGACATGACCGCAGAGGACTTGTCCAAGTCGTTTTATACTCCACCGTTTAAGGAGCCATCACAGGCTTTGTTCCAAACCCTAAACCTCCTAGTCAGCGGAATAAAGGAGTTCAGCTCGACAACTGAGGCGATGACTGGCGCTGCGGACAATAGGGGTCCAGTTGGAACAACGCTTGCCCTGATCGAGCAGGGGTCAAAGGTATACAGCGGTATACACAAGCGCATGCACAAGGCTGCGCGCTTTGAATTCAAGCTAATAGCCGAGCTTAATCTTGAGCTTATGTCGGACGAGTATCCGTACGATGTGGCCAATGAGGAGCGCACGGTATTCAAGGATGACTTTGATGGTCGCGTCGACATCCTCCCGGTTTCCGATCCGAACATTTATTCTAACGTACAGAGGGTTGCTCAGGCTCAAGCAGCCATGGAGCTTGTCGGAAGTGACCCAGAGCTGTATGACGAAGAGGCTAGGCGGTCTGCCCACTTGGATATGTGGAAGGCCCTACGCGTCGCATCTCCAGAGAGATTTCTCCCGAAGAAGAAGATTCGACGACTTGACCCGGTAACTGAGAACCAGAGCATTCTAAACGGCGGTGCCGTAAAGGCATTCGTTGAGCAGGACCATCAGAGCCATATGGCAGCTCACGAGATGTTCATACAAGAGGTGATGGGAATGGGCCTTGATGAGCAGATGGTTATGGCATTTCAGATGAACATGCAGGCACACATGGCCGAGCATTATGCACATTCTTACAGACTAAGAATAGAGCAGGAGCTTGGCGCTGAGCTACCAAGCGTAGACTTCCAAGACACCAGAGATGACAAAGACATCAGCATTGAAGAGGACAACGCTGTAGCCAGAGCGGTTGCGGCAAACATAGCACCTCCGGCACCGCCTCAGGGCCCAGAGCCGTCTGAGGAGGAGCAAAGGCAGGCCGAGCACGAGCAGAAGCTCAAGCAAAGCGACGAGAGTCACTCCCAGAAGCTGAAGCAGTCTGATGAGGAGCACGATCAAGATATGCGCCATAAGCAGGGCGAGAACGTCCTGAAGGATGCATCTCAGGCGGCAAGCCTGAAGGAGTCCTAAGGTGCCGGCAACTCCGCCAGAAGTTCGTCAGGCTAGGTCCTTTCTGAGGAGCAAGGGAATCACCACAAAGGAGATTCCACCACGAAAGTTCGCCAGTGCCGCAAAGGAGCTAAACAAGGGTTTTAGGGAGCTTCTTGCGTATATAATGCAACTTAGGTCAGGTGGTCAGGGTCAGTCTCAACAGAGGCGTGACAGCATTAGACGAGAATCATCTAAGTAAATATACCCGTTCGGGTATAAAACAGAAATATACCCGAACGGGTATGGGGGTTTAAGGTGTCTGAAAAAATCATGGCAGATATTCCAAGCGGAGTCTCTTGGTTGTATGATCAGTTGGTCGAAAGGGCGGCGGATCGAGTGGTGTCCCTTCAAGAAGGAATCGCAGAGGGAGTTCCTATTCACGAGTATCAGGCTATGGTTGGTCGATACAAGGAAACAAAACGGTGGCTGCACATTGAGATACCAGAGATATTTGAAGCATTCAATGTTGAGTCTGAAGCCGATGATGACGAGCTAGAGGAGATTTCAGATGACGAATAACTCAATCCCGATTCCAGTAGGATGGAAGGTCATCGTAAAGCCAAAGAAGGGAAAGACAGAGAGTGAGTCAGGCATTGATCTTTCCGCAACTGTTGATGCTCAGGACCACTTGAACTATATCGGAGAGCTGGTAGCAGTTGGAGAAGCGGCATTTTGTGCAAGAACAAAGGGCGGCATTGATATGTCTGCTTGGAAGGTTCGACCTCAAGTTGGTGACCAAGTTATGTATGCGCCATATGGTGGTGTGGATATACGCAGATCAGGAAGCACGCAAAACCTGAAGCTCCTGAATGACACAGAGATACTTGCGATCATTGATGATCCCGACAATTACTACTCTTGGGTAGACGCGTAAGCCACTGCAGTAATTGGTGTATTTTTTTTTGTGTGAAAACCAGCTCAAATTGGTTGCAAAAATACAACTAATGAGAGAAACTTCGCACAGCTACCTCACACAGAGCTGGCAAGCACGGCGTTGAGCCGGGGGAAAACATGGGTAAGAAGAAATATAAAGTCGAGTCCGATTTTGAGGACTTGCGCGGAAATCCAGAAGACGCTCCTGATTTGGATGTCGATCTAAACGATTCGGATAATCCCATTATTAACGCAGCGCTATCAGATGTCGACGACAACTGGAAGCCACCAAGCAATGGTGATGACAAGGATGAAAACGACGACGATGATCTTGGCAATATAGATGATGATGGCGGCGACGAAGACGACCTTGACGAAATCGATAGCGATTCGTATGAGGAAGTCGACGAGGACGATAGTGAGGACGATGAGGACGAAGAGGAAGACGACAAGTATTCCAAGCGTGTTCAGAAGCGAATCGACCGAGAACGCGACCTCAGGCAGGCTGACCGTGCAGACTCTGATGCCAGAATTGCAAAACTTGAGCGTAGGATAGAACTTCGCGACGCGAAGGACGAGCTAGCCAAGGAAAAGCGAGAGGCAGAAGTCAAGCTTCGATCACTGAGAAAAGAAAAACTTGCAGCCAAAGAAGATGGCAACTCCGAAGAGGAGATTGATGTCGACGATAAAATCCTCGATATTAAGGCCGACCTTAAGGCTAAAGAGATTGGACTTAGTCAGCAGATCAAAGACCTTGAGAATGATGACGGCGACGCAGCATCTCCAGCTACAACAGCTCCGCTAGCGGGGCAAAAGTGGCTAGGGAAGTACCCAGAGTTCCACACGAACTCTCAGTTCAAGAAGGTCGTGCTTAGCGCTGACCGCATGGTAGCTGACAGGGGCTTCGACAAGAATACGGACAAGTACTACGCCGCAATGGAGGATATCCTCCGGCCACAGTTCCCGTCCATAATCAAGAAGAAAGCTGCGACAAAAACAAAGCGCAAAGGAAGCAAGAGAAGCGCTGTTGGATCGACAACTAAGGCCGGAACCAGACGCTCTGGAAGGACCCGCACAAGACGCGGAGTTGTTCGACTGACCAAGGCTGACCAAGAGCAAATGGAAGTCTTTGGAATGGACCCGAAGAACCCGGATCACATTAAGAACTGGGCCGAAAACAAGGCTGGAGACTAATACCCATGTCACTCAATAAGACACAGCGACGTGCTGCCGGAAAGAAGGCAGCAAAGACCCGAGCGAAGAATAAGCTTCTCTCGGAAATGAAGGAAGAAAACCCACATGACGTGGAGCTTCCTAACGAATCAAGAACGACGGAATCCGATGTGATGTCGTCGTACGGTGTTGAGCGGGACGCACATGATGCGCCTTGGTCAAGGCCGGCGGAATTGGAAGCTCCAAAACCGCGACCCGGATATACGCAGAGATGGATACGCATTAGACTCGGAACGGACGACGATGCAAGAAACTCGATGCGTAAATTCCGAGAGGGATGGTTGCCTCGTTCGGTAGAAAGTGTTCCGGGCGGGTATGCACCACCGACCTTCTCTCACGCCCGATTGGGCGAGGTAATCGGTGTTGAAGACTTGATATTGTGCGAAATGCCAATCAAGAAGGCTATGCAGAGAAATGCGTTCTACCAATCTAAGGTTGATCGCATGATCGAAGGTGTTGAAAACGATCTACGGAACGTACAGCGCGGTGGCCCACGGATTGCTCAATCTCACAAAAGTCACGTCACTAAACGCCGACTCAGAGTTCCTCAGGACCCTGCCGAGTAAAGCTCCTTCAAAACAGGGGCCGTACAAAGCCCCTAAGTTCTCCGCTTCGGTATCTTTTTTAACCACAATGGAGAACGACATAATGTCTTTCACTGCTCAACCTAACGGACCTCGCGGCTTTTCGCCAGTGCGCTCTCAGTCAGGTACCCCTAACCGGGCGAATGAGTATCAGATTCTTGGTACTTACGCTACGAAGTTGTACTCTGGCCAAGTAGTTGCACTTGGTACGAACGGCTATGTTGAGGCCCTAGCGGCGAGTGATAACCTTGTTCTTGGCGTCCTAGACGGCGTTGAGTACATTGATATCAACGGTGACACTCGTTTCTCTCCGTACTGGCCAGCTCCGGGTGCTGTTGCAACCGGCTCTGTGGTCAAGGCGCGCGTGCTCGACAACGCTGATGAACTGTTTCTGATTAAGGCTACCGCCGACATCACACAGGCTCAGGTTGGTGACTACGCTGATCTTGATCAGGCTGAAGGTACTGGCGGAGATGACGTTACCGGTAAGAGCACCGTCTCTCTTGATCAGGGCAACACGGATGCCACAATCCAAGCGACTAACGTCGTAGTGATTCGTGAAATCAGCAAACGTGAAGGCTCACTTCAAGAGGCCATTGTCCAATTCATCCGACCGCGTAATGCTGGTCAGATTGGAGGATAATACAGATGGCTCTTAATCGCGCAGATTTTCGCAAGCAACTTCAAGAAGGCCTAAACGCAGTCTTTGGTATGTCTTACAAGTCATACCCAGAGCAATGGCGTGAATTCTTTGCCGTGAATACTTCACGGAAGGCCTTTGAAGAAGACGTACTTATGGCTGGATTTGGTGCCGCACCTGTTAAGGGTGAGGGCGCTGGAATCGAGTACGACGAAGGAGCAGAATCCTACGTCGCCCGTTACAACCACGAGACAATCGCGCTTGCTTTCTCTATCACTGAGGAAGCCGAGGAAGATGGTCTGTATGGTGCACTGGGTGCTAAGTACGCCAAGGCGTTGGCCCGATCCCTTCAGCACACGAAGGAAGTCAAGGGTTCCAACATTCTTAACAACGGATTCGATTCCGCATTCCCCGGCGGCGACAATGTGTCGTTGTTCAGCACTGCCCACCCCTTGTGGGGCGGCGGTTCGCAGAGCAACAAGCTTGCCACTCCGGCTGATATCTCTGAGGCCTCACTTGAGGAATCACTGATTCAGATCGCGGACTGGGTCGATGAGCGCGGTATTCCTATCGCTGTGATGGCGGAGTGCATTGTCATTCCGACTGAGCTTCAGTTCATTGCCGAGCGAATCCTGAACTCCCCTTACCGGTCAGGTACGGGCGACAACGACCTGAACGCTCTCAAGAGCATGGGTATGTTGCCTAAGGGAGTCAAAGTGAACTATCGTCTCACAGATGCAGACGCTTGGTTCATTATCACGGATTGCCCAGACGGACTGAAGCACATGGTGCGGAAGAAAGTTGCCCGTGGTATCGAAGGCGACTTCGAGACAGGCAACATGCGCTACAAAGCGCGTGAGCGATACAGCTTCGGCTGGTCTGACTATCGCGGAGCCTTTGGCTCGGAAGGCGCTGACGTATAACGTAAGCCCAAAGTCCTCCGGATAGTTGCTTAGGCTCCTATCCGGGGGCGAACTTTCTCCCGATGGGTTTATCCTGTCGGACAGTCGGGGTCTAGGCCCCGGTCTTATTTTGCTGAAAGACTCACCAATTTCGGCATTACAATTCTGGTCAGGTGGTGGCTGACCGTCCTTAAGGACTGAAACAATGGGCAACAGAAACAACTCACACACAATTTCGCACGCTGAGAACCTTTTCTCTGGAGATGCATATCAGGCCGGCGCTAACAGCTCTGGCAGAGGCCTCCCAATCCGCCTGACACTGGATGACAACCTTGGTCAGCCTGATGCGCTTGACGCAAACGGATATGCCGCTGCTCAGGCAGTAGCCGCAGCAGGAAACCTTACACTTAACGGCGCTCTTGTAGTTGCCGGAATAGGCGTTGCTGATGTCGCTAGAAACGTGCAAATACTTTCAACAAACGCTGGCGATACAGCGCAAACAGCCACGATCACTGGTCGAGATGCGTATGACGCACCTGTAGTTGAGAGACTTGTATTCAACGGAACAACTCCGGTATCCGGATCGAAGTCTTTCAAGCAGGTTGAGTCAATAGCAATCTCAGCAGCCCTTACTGGCAACGCCAGCGCAGGCACTGAGGACGAGGTTGGACTATCATATCGAGTAGACGATGCTGACGACGTTGACTCTGCCATCGAAGGCGGAAACGCAAAGGTTATCGGCGTAGGAGCTGGTGCAATTACAGTTGCCGACACAACTTCCCCGGCAACCGCAGTTACTGGTGATGTTCGTGGTACGTTCAATCCATCAGCAGCGGCAGACGGCACGGACGAATTAAAGCTGGTTTACAAGCCGGCTGGTCGCAACACGGTAGGTGCCTTCGGCGTTCCGCAGTTTGCAGGATAAGGGGGTAACTCATGAGAGTTATCACTCAAAATCTTTCGCAGATAGCGGCAGACCCGGATGGGTTCGCAACAAACCAGAATATTGCGGCATCCGGTGGATTCATGTCCATCGATGGCGTTCTTGCTGGGACAATACGTCCTGATGGCCGGCAGACAGTAGACCTTCGCAATAACGGAGGTGTAGGGTCGGTGATGCGATTTACGACTGGAGCAACTGGTTCGGTAGCGGTAGCAACTGTCATCGGAAAGACTCTGGAAGGAGTCCACATTGAAGAGCAGGTAACCATGCCGGGCGCGGCGGCGAGCGTTGACACGACATCTGTGTTCGGGTTCATCGAAAGCATAGAGCTGGATGGCGCAGCAACAAACCTAAGCACGGGCGTACCGGGCGGCGTACCTCAGTTCTCTCCATGGACCCCAATGGACCACAACCAGTCTCAGTACAATGTCAATGTTGTGGTGTCTCTTGTATCTGGAGTTGTTGATTACACGCTTGAGCATGCGCTCGATAACGATATGATTCGAGTTGGGTCTCCTCCGGAAGGAACATACGACGAGGGAGCACCGTTTGCTGGTGCAACAGCATCAGCTCAGGGCATGCTTGCTGACCCAGTTACAGCAACTCGCATCCGCATAAACTCAGGCACTGCTGCTGTTCTGAAGGCTCAGTTCAAGCAGTCAGGCGGCGGATATCGATAAGGGGTAAGCCAACATGGCTACGAGCGGAACATTTCTGTTCAATCCACAGTTGGCAGACCAGATTGACGAGGCCTTCGAGAGGTGCGGGATTGATCCTGCCGATCTCAAGGCTCGTCACGTTAGGTCTGCCGTGCGCTCAGCGAATCTTGTATTCTCAGAGTGGCAGAACTTTGGGTACAAGCAGTACGCACTTGAGTTTGTATCTCAAGCCATAACATCTGTTGGCCAGACAACATTTCAGTTGCCCGTAGGCGGGCTTGATATATTTCACGCCACGCTCAAGAGAGAGGGGCGAGAGTCTGAGATGTACCCGATAGCAAGATCGGACTACAACGCTTTGCATGACAAAACATTGACTGGTAGGCCAGACAGATACTTTGTCGACCGAGGAGACTTCGTAGGAGACGATCCTAGGTCAACCGTGTTTCTTTGGCAGGCTGCAGAGAGAACGTCAGACACAATTGAGATGTGGTACATCCGCAAGCAAGAGGATGCCGGCGCTCCAATGAACACGCTAGATATGAGCCCTAACTATTTTGAAGCATTCGCTAGTGGAATGGCATTTCATCTGTCTAGAAAATATGCTCCTGACCGTCGCAGAGAGCTAAAGGGAGACTACCTTGGTGAGAACTACGACGAGTACAAGAACAGCATGCCCGGCGGCTCCCTTGGGCTAGCCTTGGCAGAAGACAGAGATACCGGTGATGCTGTATTGAGAGTCAGGTTTGACAGGTATCGAGGGAGAAGATAATGGGGCGCAGAGGTAGCGGAAGATATGCTAGAGGAGATCACGCAATTGGATTCTGCGAAAGATGCAGCATCAAAATGCTGCGTCGACGCATGGTGTACGATGGCCAGTACCCTGATCTTCTCGTGTGCCAAGAATGCTGGGACCCGAAGCATCCTCAAGAGTACCTTCCTCCCGCTTTCGATCCGGTCACGATATACGACCCAACTGGAGACCCTGACAGGGCACAGGCAGATCAGCAAGTGATAAGATTCCCACCTAGTTTTGGAACTCCTGTTGCCGCACTACAGATAGGTGTTGTGATAAATGCATCGAGGTACAATTTCACAAGCGGCCCATCAGGAGCTTTGAGTTTTACGTAATGGCCATAGTAACCGGAGCAGGTATAAAATTCATGGAGGAGCTTCCTCTAGGAATACACACGCTTGCGGAGGGAGTTCCTGATACAATAATGGTCGCTCTGTATGGGCCAAATGCATCCATAGGTCCCGGAACTGACGCATACACCCCTGTAGGTGAGGTGGTAGGAAGCGGGTATGTTGCTGGAGGGGTTGTTCTTGCGAATGGACTTATTGTTGTAGGTGCGTCTGGATCGTCTAGAGCTGGGGCGGCACAGTTTAACGCTACGCCATACATAAACCCAGTGGATGACTTGACAATAAACATACAGAACGTGGCCGTTAGGGGGTGCTTGATGTACAACCTATCTCAAGGCAACCGAGTAATATTTTCTCTGGACTTTGGTGACACGGTGTCGCCAAGCACAAACATATTGATTCAATGGGGTCTGTCAAACATAGCGTCTGTAAATGACGTGCTTATCCCAATTATTGGCAAGCAAGTATAATGAGCATTCAGTACACATACAATAGCTTGGTAGCCGCAATGCAGGCATTCTCGGAAGATACCGATATGGACTTCTTGGCAAACATTGATGACATGATCGGAAAGGGAGAAACTAGAATACTGCGCGATATTGACCTAGAGGTATTCGAACAGTGGCTTGAGGTTACTGTATCAGGAGGAAGCAGGGTTGTCTCGAAGCCATCTGATGTGATCCACATTAACGAATTGTTTGTAAGGACGCCATCCGTACTAGATTGGATTGACTGCCCGAGAAGAGGGTTTGAATATTGCATTCAGTATGCGCCAAACGAAAACCTCACTGGAGTTCCTAAGTTCTTCTCTGAGTTCGATGAAACAGATTTTTATGTTGTGCCAACACCTGACCAGTCATACTCTGGCGGAAACGCGCGCATCAGGGCAACAATACGGCCTACTGGGTTGGGCATGTCAAACCAGAGCACATGGCTTGGCGATAACTATGGCGACATACTATTTGCTGCTGTTATGATTGAGGTATATGACTTCCTCAAGCACCAAGGGGCAATGGAAAAAGCAGCAACTAAGTACCAGAGCTTGGTGCCCGGACTGCAAGTTGAGATGGAAGACAACCAGAGACGCCAATACAAGGGTCTAAACACCAGAAAAGAAGGAGCCGACAACTAATGGCCAGCACATTCACAGACCTGCTCCGACTGGAGCGCATGACTCAGGGCGAGCAGGAGAACACATGGGGAGACATAACCAGTGACAATCTTGATAAGATCGAGGAGTCCATTGCTGGACGAAGGTCTCTGGTACTAGCCTCTTCAGACCTGACCCTGTCGACAAACAACGGCGGAAGTGGCGCGTCTGAACAGGCCGCAGCTATGATCCTAGACTGCTCAGGAACCATTACAGCAAACATTGATATTATCGCTCCGAACGTGTCGAAGCTGTACATAGTCAGCAATCAGGTCGTTCAGTCGGTAGCTGAGACCGTTAGCATCAAAACCCTTGCCGGCGCGGCGCTTGAAATTCCAAATGGAGAAAGCCTGCTTGTGTGGTGTGATGGAAACGACGTGTTCGAAACAATCAACGCAAACATCACAGGAACGGTTTCTCTTGCAACCAACTCACTGCAGCTTGGTGGTGTTGTTGCCGCATCGTATGCTAGACTGGCCATAAAGAATACTTGGACCAACCCACAGATAGTTCGTGGAAATGTGCGCACGCTTACGAGCAACGTCTACACTCCTGACTGTGACACCGACTCAACGGTTATCATTAGGCAGGCAGAGATGACTGCGGCCCTGACAATCAATAACCCGACCGGAACAAAGGTCGAGGGGGCTGTGCTGGCTATCAGAGTTGAGCAAAGCGCCTCAACCCCTCGTAGCGTAACGTGGGGAACCCAGTTCATGTTTACCGGAAACAACAACCTTGACCTCACTCAGACCGTAGATGCGGTTGATCAGTTTGTGTTCCAGTACGATCTGGGGCTCGATAGATGGCTTGCAGTTGGCGTAGCCCAAAACTTTCCGAGAAGCTAATGTTTGGCAACATGATTCTTTTGTCAGGCAATAAATCGGTCAGTGCTGGCGTTACAATCGATGATGCAAGTCCCGTTTTCGGCTGGGACGCTATAACAGATGCGTTTGGTGGCGTTACTCCATCTCTTCCTGTTGTGTTGACGATTACCATTACGGCTCAGACGGAGGTCGTTTCTTCAGCGCCCGGCATTCCATCTCTTGATCTGAATGGGCTTCCTGATGGCAGCATTGTCAATATCATAAATAACGGTGATCTATACGGAGCTGGTGGCAACGGAGGGGCAGGAGAGAATATAGATTCTGGTGTAGCATTAAATCCTCCCGCATGCTTCACCATAGAATTCGGCAAAGGCTCAGGCAATCCC